TGCTTCAAGGCGTCCAAGCCTTCCCGGCAGCGCTCGTCGAAGTAGGCGTCGGCCAGCGTTAGGCGAGCGGCCTGAATGCCGTCGACAAGTCCCAATTCGGGAACAATGCGCGGCTTCCAGCCTAGGGCTCGGAACTGCTCTTCAATGCTCCGGCCTGTTTGCAAGCTCTTTGCCCTGGCGTCGTGCGGTAGCCAGAGCCACTCGCCGTATTTCCATTGGCGCTGTTTCAGCACGTCGTGGTAGTGCGAAATCGACATGCCGTTCGACGAATAGCAGTCGACAAGGCGCAGCTCGTCGCGCACCTGAAACCACCAAATGGCGGTGTCGTCGCTGTAGCCCAAGTCGAACACCGCGTGAACCGGCAGCGCCGGGTCGTACAGGTCGCGCTTCATGCGGCCCGACTGCTCGAGCTCGTAGAGCTCCTTGCCGAATATGGCGCCCGGCAGCGCGGCGTCGAAGTCGCACTCCATTTCTTGGCGCCAAGCGTCGTCGGTCAGCTCGGCGCGCAAGGCCTCGAGCTCCGCAGCGGGCAACAGGCCGGACTGGCTGGCTTTTATCGTGGCGACGTACCAATCGTCGCTGGCCTGCGCGTCGCGGTAGGTTTCCCAGAATGCGTTCCGGCCCTTCGGCGTGCCAATCACAATGGCCCAGCCGCTTTTGTCGGCCAGCGCCGGGCGAATGACGTAACCCCAAACAGAGGGCTTCCAGTCACCATATTCGTCAGCAATCAGTCCGTCGAAGCCAAGGCCGCGCAATGCGTCTGCATTGTCTGCGCCGAAAAGCTGTATGCGGGCGCCGTTCGCGAAGTCGACGCGCAACTCGGCCTCGTTCACCTTCAAATTCGGCAGCGGGCGGCTGAAGGTCTTCAGGTAATCCCACGCCACGGCCTTAGCCTGGCGAAAGAATGGCGCGACGTACGCAAACCGCGCGCCCGGCTTGGCGGTAACCGCGCACTTGATCAGTTCGTTAATGCAGGCGACCGTTTTGCCTGCGCGCCGATGCGCCACCACCACGGCCCACCGCTGCCTGCGGTTGTGCAGGCCGAGAAACGCGCGGCGCGGGCTGTAGGGGATCGTTACGACTCGCTGGGCGGCAGCCATGTCACAGCCAGCGGCCCGCCGCTGTCTCCGGTGACCTGCAGCGGGAGCACTTTCCCAACGAGTGTCATGAAGGCGGCCGGGTTTTCATCGGCCTGACGGGCCAAATAGTCGGCGCCGCCCTTTTGTGCGAGGGCCTCGAGGATCATGTCCTTCACGGCCTGCGTGCTTTTGTTGGGCGTGCCTTTTTGCCGCCCACCGCGCCGCTCTCCGGGCGCGCTACCTTTTCCTGCCATTGCTGATCATTGCTTGTTCTGCAATGCCTCCATGCCGGGGTTGCCCAGCCCAGAAACAAAAAAGGCCTGTCTTTTCTGACAAGCCTTGTGCTTGGGGCATAGCTTCGCCCCGACGCCGAATTTATTCAGGTCGAGAAATTTTGCAAGCGCTTTCTGCGAGCCATTCGGCGGCCTCGTCGAGCAGCGCGTAGAAGCGCTGGCGGCTAAGCCCGAAACGCCGCGCACTCATCACCGGCGCCTCGCGGGCAATGTAGAAAGCCAGGACGCAACGCCGGTTCGATAGCGGCAATCGGCGCACGAAGGCTTCGACGAAGTCGGCGTCGTCTTCGTCCACTGCGGGGCGGGACTCGTCTGGCTCGATGCCTTCCCATGTGTCGCCGGCGTCAGCTCGGTACATTCGCGCAAAGGCACAGGCCTTGGGGTAGCCGGTCTTGCTGCTGTGGGCCAGCGACCAGTTGGCCCAGTTTTCAAAGCGCTCCTGCCCGCGCTCTATTTTTGCACTGGACATGCGGCTGCCTTGTCCAACGCATACCGGGCTTCGATCAAATGCTCGCGCGCTTTGTTGAGCCATGCCCGCTTTCTCTCCGAGTTTTTAATGTCGACCGACTTTTCCGCGACGTCCATCGAGACCTCGAGCAACATCCCCTGCCAGTCAAGCTCATCCATTGGCCGCCTCCAGACGCTTTTGCTGTTGGTGAGTCAAACAGGCCGACATGGCCTGCGCTGGTGTGTCGTGCATGCTCAGGTTCTGCGGCGCGCTCATGAGACCGGGGCCCCAGTGCGCAATAGCCGCAGCCCATTTGTTACCCCGGCGCCAGACCTGGTAACGGCTTCGCGGCTTGTCGATTGCTTCCAGCCATTTCGTACCGTGCTTTTCCCAGCGAATCATGTGAGCACGTCGCCCAGGGCTTGGCGCCAGCCGGTGTCGAGCGCCGTGATTTGCACCTCGAGCTGGCCGCCGGCGACGGGTTCCGCGCGGTAAATGCTCAGGCTCTCAATCTGGTTGTCGTTGAGGTAAACGCCCGAGGACTGCAGCGCGTCGAGCGTGGCTTTTAGCAGGTTGTCCAAGTCGCGCTTGCGACGGTCAGGCGGGTATGCGGCAACGCGAACCTCAAGGGGAAACGCCATAGCCTTCCGCGCGCGGGCTTGTCGCACCACGGCGTCTACAGCGCTGCGGAACGCGCGGCCTTCCTCTGAAATCAAAGTCCGGCCTGCCAACTGGCCCTTGTTGATGTGCCGATAGTATTTGTTGACGCTGGGCGGCCATGGCAGGGTTAACCGCATTTCAGCACCCCGGCGTCGAACAGGCGTTTCTGCGTTTTGAAAATGGCGACCATGAACCGCACGGCACGCTCCTCGTTGTTGCCGCCCGAGTAGCCGTCGAGGTCGGTGTGGCAGCGGTGACACAGATGCGCAGCGCAGAAGTCCCACGCTTTCTGCCCCATGCCTTTGCCTAACGCCGACGAGTACAGGCCGCTGTAATGCGCCGCCACCACCGTGCCGTCGTCGTTACCGCACAGCGCGCACGACTGGCCCCGAGCCGCGTCAAGCAACTTTCGCGACTGCATGTTCTGCGTCCCAGCATTCAACAAACTCGATCAGCTCGGCCATTTCCTTTTTGCCCATCCGGCTGCTGCGCCGGTAGATGACGTCGAACCCTTGCCCGTCGAGGGCCGGCATAAACCTGGCGGGTGCGCCGCTGGCCCGCACGAACGCCGCAATGAACAGGCGCTTCCAGTCCTCGAGGGCGAGCCGCTGGCCGGCCCACACATGGCGGCGGGCAATGTCGGCCAACAGCGCATGCAGCTTGGCGTTTTGCGAGTTGTTGCGGGCCTCCAGGACAGCACCACAGTCGGGACAGCATTCAACCTTCACCGCACAGCTCCCGTTTTTTCGCCTTGGCTGCCGCCGCGCTCGCGAACCCACCGTGGGCCGACCGGCCGTGTTTCGTTTTTCGCCAGAGCAAGTAAATAAACTTGCCAGTCCAGCGCTCGCCGTCTTGCCACTCGAACCTCTCGATTTCCCACGGCCCAGCGGTCATGAGCCATGGCTTTGTCCTCTCCCAACCATCAGAAACAGTTTCTGCAGTTCGCGGCGCGCTGTTTCCTGCGAGCTCTTCGGCGCCGGCAGCTGCGGCAGCGCGCGGTACATGCCCTCGTTTTCGCGCTTGCGGGGTTTGGCCATTGCCATGAACTCGGGAAGGCTCGGGGGCCATGCGTGTCCGTTCGCCAAGCATCCGCGTATCCCTTCGCGCAGCTCGTCAGCCGACAAGCCGGAAATTGCCTTCGACCACAACGCCGTCGGCTTGTCGCCCTGCTGGCTTGTCCACTTGTGGCCATACATCTCCGCCATCCGGGTCCAGAACGCCAATACCGTTCTCCCACTCTCGGCAGGCGGCCTTGACTCGGTCGACGGCCGATAGGCGGCCACTGCTTCTGCTGCTGTCTTCACTCGCCCTCCTCACCCAGTTTCGCCATGTGGCCGGCCAGCTGGCCTTGCGGCCCTTTTGCCCAGGGGCCGCCAGCCAGTAGTCCCGGAACTTTTCAAACTCGCGTGCCCTTCGAGGGCCAAGCACCTGCCCTGCCCATTCCCAGTCGTCGACCGGCGGTTCCCAGTTGGCGGGTAAGCGCGAAGCGCGCACCTCTCCCTCTTTCTTGGATCCTTGATGGTTCAATGACGGATCGGGTGCAGATTCTGCGGGGCTGCCCCGCAGATTCTGCGGGGGTGGGGTGCAGATTCTGCGGGGCTGGGGCGCAGATTCTGCGGGGGTGTCCGCCGCCTCAACCGGGGCCTGTTCGACCTGAATTCGGTACACCGTCGACCGCCCGCGACCGTCCTGGCGAGTCACCGCGCCGGCCTGTTCCAAGGCTTTCAGGTGGCCCTGAACCGCGCGCTCGCTGAACCCGGTGCGCTCGCATAACGTGGCCACCGCCGGCCAGCACAGGCCGTCTTCGTTCGCGAAATCGGCCAAGGCCATAAGCACAAACTTAGGGCCGGGCGGCAGCTGCAGGGACCAGCAGGCAGAGGAAATGGAAACGCTCATGCAACCTCCCGGTGCGCATTGCGCTGTTCAGGATCGCCCCACGACACACGCATGGCTTCCGATAAAGCTGTCATTAGTTCGTCAATGGGAACCGCCACCGACAACGTCACATAACCGGCGTTTTGCGCCCTGACATGCCGGTGCGCTTTCATCCACGCCAGCCGGTTCTTGCGCCATGCGGCGCGAAGATTCAGGAAAGGGATCAGGTAGCAGGTTTGCGATGGGACGAACGCGTAGGCAATGAAGTCGCAGGCCAAGTCTTTGGCGACCCAACCACGAACCTTGCGCGCTTCGTCGCTCCAGACTTCAAGCAAAATGTCCGGGTAATCCGTGTAGCGAACCTTTTCATCCACGGTCACGGTTCGACCGCACTTCAGCGTTAACACGCGATCGATCCCGCCACGCTGCGCCCAGCCGTCGTCTCGAACACAAACCGAGCTCATAAGGCTCGGGAACGCCTCTCGGTAAACCTCGAGCCACCACGGCGCATCCGCCTGCTCGTGCGACTTCTGCAGGGATTCGGTAAAGCTATGCAGCTGCACTTTGATTCCCCCAAACGTCCCAGCCTTCACGGCCGCCACGGTTGAAAAGCTCAATGCGGGGAACGCCCGGATACATCCGGCAAATGAGGTCGGAGAAATATTCGGGCTTTGCGGAATGCGGGCCGCGAACCTCCCGATAGACGCTGGAGTCTCTGGCCTCAACAGCGGGCGCCGGCATGGATCCGCGCGTGGCCAGCAGCAAAAGCTCGTGCTGCTGCCGGAAGTAATAGCCCATGCCGATCTTTTCCTTGTCCCAAATGGCGCAGGTTCGGTACGTAAATCCCCACGCGGCCAGCACGGCCATGGCCTCCGCTAGCTTTGGCGACGTGGCCCACATAAACAGGATCGCGTCATCGGCAACGAGGTCGGCAATCGGAAGATTGCAGATCTCTTCGTGCGTCATGGTCGGGTATTGGTTTTCAATGGCGCGGGACTCAGACGGCGCGTGTTCATAGCGCCAGGGCGGATCGGCGTAGATCACGGGATAGCGTTTGTCAGGCAACGCAGAAGCGTGCGTGATGATTTGCTCGAGGCGCTCCTCGCGCCGCTTTTCGGCCTTGCTTGCCCTAATTTCATTCGCGGCCTGCAGAATCTCTCGCTCACCCCGCGC